CAAAACAGACGAAATAACAAAAGATATCGATAAAGTAAAAGGAAATTAAATGCCAAGATGGGGAAGAAACTCCAAATACTCGTCCACTGGAAGAACTAAAAAACAGTTTGATAAAAGTGGTAGTGGTATACCAACTAATGCTGCTGTATCTAATAAGATTAATCGAGAAACAAATGCTCCCACAGAATTCGAATTTTATGAATTAGAATTAGCCGAGGTTATGTTAGTCTATGATACGGAAGAAAAAATTCCTGTAGATAAAGATGGAAATAAAAATTATTCTCTTTGGGGAGCCGTTAAGGCTAGAGGTCAATCTTCTGAACAAAATTTACCAATCGATGATTTACAAGTATATTTTCCGTTAAATCCAAACATGACAAAAATGCCACTTAGGAATGAGTTGGTCATAACACAGAAGTATAACAATGTTTATTTTTATCAAACTATCAATTTATATCCACAAAGTGTAAATGCTGGTATACGACCAGGTGTTAGTGGTACTCAAACCGAAAGTCAGGCCGATGACAATTATTTATATGATAATTTTGAGGTAAATGAACAATTTGGATTTGACGAAAATATAAGACAATTGAAACCATATGAGGGTGATTTAACATTTCAAGGTAGATTTGGAAACACGATAAGATTGGGAAGTGCAATCGTACCAAATGCACATGAAGAGGCAGATTCAATACAAGACTCCCCAAACATTCTAATTCGTGCTGGTCAACGAGAGGATTTGGGTCAGACCTTTTTAGAACCTGTTGAAGAAGATATCAATAAAGATGGTTCGAGTGTTTGGATGACCACCGACCAAAAGGTAATGTTAGACATTTCAAATACCAACGCTTCAAATCATAGATACATGACAAGTGAACATGGAGATGACCAACCTAATCGTGGTGGAACACAAATTACCATTAACTCAGATAGAATTACTTGGAATAGTAAAGATGGTAAATTATTAGGTTTCTCATCAGATGGTATAGGATTTTCGACACAAAAATCTTTTACCGTAGATGCAGATAATGGTTTACAAATGAATTCAGGTGGTGCCACTAACATGAGTATGGTACCGGGTGGTATTAGTTTGGTAACACCCGGCAACTCAAGATTAGATTTGGGTCAAGGTGGTGAAGGTGGAGGTTCAGACACCATTTACTTATCAAGTGAGTGTCCGTCTTTTTTAACACTTGATGATAAAGCACATTTAGAAAGTTGTAAAGGTGCAAATGTACACCTTGATGATTGTGCAGGAATGTACACGGACAATGGAAGTTACATAAAAATAGGTGGTAGTGCAGATGAGGCTGTAATTTATGTTAAGGGTCGTGATGATGTTGAAGAACAACATTTAGTTTTCGGTGAAAAATTGACTGAGATATTAGATTTGATGTTAGCATCTCAAGAGGCATTAATCGACACGGTCATGACATTCGCTGGAATACCGACTGGTGCAGGCCCGAGTGGCCCAATTAGTGGTGGCCCAGCTAATCAAGCTTTGGTCGACACATTCAAACAAACATATGTTGAAACCACGAGAGCACAAATTTGTGATATCTTAACAAGAGTAGAAGAATAATGGCATTGAGTCTTAAAAAATTAGAAAGGTCTTTAGTAAAAAATTTCGAAGACATTAGAGAGAATGGGGCTACCGAAAAAGAATCGGCTGATGGGATGGCTAACGCGATTGGTGAATATGCTAAAGACGCTGAAGCTTTAGTTCCGACACCTTTTTTATTACCAGGAGCTCCACCTATACCTGATACTTCTATGATTGGAAAAAAAGTACCTGTAGCTGGTTCAGATGCGAGTAAACCTGCATTATCTTCAGCTATACTTTCGAGTTATAAAGCACAAGACCCATCATTTACAATTATTTCAAGTGGTATAGTGACATATGTGGCGACTTTTCTCAATTATGCTACAAAACCATTAATCGGTATACCTGCAACAATAACAGGTACAACCGTAATACCACCGCCAGTATTGACATCCGTTACAGCTATTGGATTGGGTGGTGGTACTATATTAGATACATTAAAAGTAATGGCTGGTATTATTCATACTTCATTTATGGCTGGCACGGTCACGGGTGTCGGATTAAATCCACAAGTAGGTGCTACAATTCCAGCACCAGTTGTTGCCAAATTAATTTAGTATAAAATTGAATTAGAAATATTTATATTTAAGAATAGGAGTTATCCATGAAAAAACAAGAACTAATCAAAATCATTGAATTAGTAGTTCGTAAGGAAGTCAAGAAACAGGTAAATGAGATATTTATAAAGGAAGGAATCAATTCTTTTAAAGAAAAAACGAAAGAAGTTCCATCCTCTTTGACTCAAATAGCAGAACAAGAGTACATCCAACCCAAACCAAAAAAGAAAGAGTTTAAAGAATACACAAAAAATTCAGCTCTTAATAAAGTTTTGAACGAAACAGTAGGTGGAATACCACAAGGTGAAAAAGCAGATTATCCAACAATGGGTGGTGGAGCATATACCTCTGATAGAGTGAATGAACTAATGGGTGGAAATCCAATGATGGCAAATACAGAAGAAGGTAAAGAAAAAAGAAGACAAGTAGGAGCCATAGAATCTTTGAAGGCACGAGGTGTGAGTTCCGAACAAGTTGGTGAAGATGTTGTAAATGCCCTTACGAGAGATTATAGTGGTTTGATGAAGGCAATGACAAAAAAGAAGACAGAACACTTTCGTCCATAGGAGTAATTAGTTGTCAAGTGTATTAGAAAAAGATTTAAATCCTGACATTAAAATAGGTATATCATTACCAATGGATCATACTGATGGTTCAGGTTTTTTTCCTGGCACATCGACTACATTATCACAAACAGGTAGTAATATTCGTAATTTATTATTGACTAATAAAGGTGAGAGAGTCGGACAACCTGAATTTGGATGTGGACTTTTACAAATTTTATTTGAACCATTGAGTGATACTTTGATTGATAATGTGACCTCGACTATCGAAGAAGCATTAGCTACTTGGTTACCCCATGTTTTGATAAACAAATTAAATGTAGAGGGTGATGAAGTTGAACAGAATCAATTGAATATTGAAATCGAATTTTCATTGACAATACAACCAGATGTGTTGGATAGTATATCTTTGAATTTCTTGACAGGTGATTCATATTAGGAGAATTAAATGGCTAATGGTGTAAAAGAAATTAGATATTTGAATAAAGATTTTGCTGGATTTAGGGCAGACTTGATAGAGTTTGCTAAGCAGTATTATCCAAATACATATAATGATTTCAATGAAGCGTCACCGGGTATGATGTTTATCGAAATGGCTTCATATGTCGGTGATGTCTTATCTTACTATGTAGATTCACAATTTAAAGAACAATTATTAGCATACTCAACCGACCAAAAAAATCTGTACGAAATGGCACAATCATTTGGATACAAACCAAAGTTATCTACTTCATCTTATGGTTCTGTTGATATATTCCATATTGTACCATCTATTGGAACTGGTCAAAACAACAGACCGAATTATAATTATGCACTACAAATTAATGAAGGTAGTCTTGTGGAGTCTACAAATGGTGTGACTTTTAGAATAAGAGAAAATGTAAATTTTTCATATTCAAGTTCATTTGACCCAACGATAGTATCTACTTACGAAGTAGGTGGTGGTGGAGAAGTCAGTTATTATTTGTTGAAGAAATCAGTTCGTGTCGTAAGTGGTAATATCACAGAAGAACAATTTGTATTTGGAGGAGCCGAGAAATACCCTCGTTTGCTTTTAGGTAATACTAATATATTAGAAATTATATCTTGTACGGATAGTGATGGTAATACTTGGAAAGAAGTTCCGTTTTTGGCCCAAGATACAGTTTTTGACTCGGTTCGAAATACAGCAGCGAATAATCCTGAATTATCACAATATAATGATGAAGCTCCATATCTTTTAAAACTTCTAAAAACTCCAAGAAGATTTGTTACATTCATCAGAGGAGATGGTAAAACAGAATTGAGATTTGGTAGTGGTATTAGTGATTCAGCAGATGAAGAAATAATTCCTAATCCAAATAATGTAGGTTCTGCTCTACCAGGTAGTCCAAGTTACTTAGATACATTTTTTGACCCAAGTAATTTTTTGTCTACACAGGCATATGGTCAAGCTCCAGCTAACACTACATTGACTATAAAATATTCGTATGGTGGTGGTATATCAGATAATGTTTCAAGTGACACAATAACCAACATGAAAGAATTTAATTATAGTCTTGATACAACAACTCTCGATAGTGGTGTTGTGGATATAGTGACCAATTCTGTTGGAGTGACAAATGAATATCCAACAAGTGGTGCTAAAGGAGCTGAGAGTATCCAAGAACTCAAATCGAACGCTTTAGCTTATTTTCAATCACAAGGAAGGGCGGTCACAAAAGAAGATTATATAACAAGGGTTTATGCTTTACCACCTAAGTTTGGAGCGGTCGCAAAGGCTTACATAGTCCAAGACGAACAATTAAATTTACCCTCATTTCAGAAAGAAGTTTCTTCGAATATATTTGTTGACCAAAGGTTTGCAGATGTGAAGGCACAAGATGTTGCGAGTTCAAATAGATTACCAAATCCAAACGCATTAAATCTTTATACATTAGCTTATGATGGTAGTAAGACCTTGACACAACTTAATGTTGCGGTAAAAGAAAATTTGAAAACTTATTTGTCTCAGTATCGTCTTGTCACGGATGCAATCAACATCAAAAATGCGTTTATTATCAATATTGGAGTCAAATTTAATTTTATAGCGAGAGCTGGATTTAATAAAGATGAGATAACTTTGAAGTGTATTGAAAGATGTAAAGAATTCTTTAACATCGATAGGTGGCAAATCAATCAACCGATTATAATACAAGAATTAGCGTATGAATTATCATTGGTAGATGGAGTAGGTGCTATAGTACCACCTGAGCAAGATAATCCTAAAAGATTACCTGTATTAATAACTAACAAATTTAGTTCTTCTCAAGGATACTCAGGTAACATTTATGATATTGATTATGCGACAAAAGATGGTATTGTATATCCATCTCTTGACCCAAGTATATTCGAATTAAAATACCCTAACACAGACATTGAAGGTCGAGCTATTGGTGACTCGACTGGTAATAAATTATAGGAGAACTAAATGCATTATTTCGAATACGCTGAAAAAGATACAACTTTATATTCGAGAAGTGGAAGTCAGAATACTGGTAGAGACGAAATTCTTGAAGTCACTAAAGATGTAAGTGCTGCTGGTGTCGTTGGTGGTATCAGTAGGGTATTGATAAAATTCGATACGACTTACATATCTTCTTCTATTGCTAAAAGTCTGATACCTTCAAGTTCCTATACAAAATTTTATTTAAATTTAAAAGATGCTAATTCTCGTGGACTGAATGTAAATCAAATATTATACTCCTATCCAGTAAGTCAATCTTGGGATAGTGGTTTCGGTAGAGCCGATGACTTTCCACCAATAGACGATGGGGCAAGTTATTTCTACAGAGACAATGGAACAACAAGAACACAATGGACGGGTTCAATAACTGGTTCGGGTGGTGTGTGGTATGAGCAGTATAAAGCCTCACAATCGTTTAACAATGAACCAAGTGATGTCAGAATGGATGTTACGAATATAGTTTGGAGATGGATACATGGTGATATACCAAATGATGGTTTTATTGTAAAAAGAAGTGGTAGTATCGGTAATACAGATACAACTCAAGACGAAGGTAGTTCAAAGGCCTTAGGAACCTTTTCTTTCTTCAGTAGAGAAACACACACAATTTATCAACCAACACTCGAAGCTGTTTGGGATGATTCAAAATGGGTGACGGGCTCTTTAGAATATTTGACACCAACTGAATTAGAAGATGTGGTGTTACATCCGAGAAGTTATAGAGATTCATATAAAGAAGATTCAAAAGTAAAATTGAGAATTGTTGGTAGACCTTTGTATCCTGAAAAAACTTTTTCCGCAACAGCTGGATATTCTACTGGTTACAACACTGCTAAGATGTTACCAAGTGGTAGTACATTTTATCAAGTAGTTGATGCATATACTGATGATATCGTAATACCATATGGAAGTGGTTCATTGGTTAGTTGTGATTCAACTGGTAATTATTTTAATTTAGATATGAAATCTTTGTTAGCGGATAGATTTTATAGAATCGAATATAAAATCATAAGTGGTAGTGGAACTACTGATGAAACAATTCAGTATTTCACAGACCTACCATCATTTAGAGTAGTAAAATAGAGGAAACGAAATGCCATACATTATAGCAGAACCTTGTGTTGGAACTTGTGACACCGCATGTGTTGAAGTTTGTCCTGTGGATTGTATTCACGGGCCATACGATACAGAGGGTAGAGGTGAGGAAGCAAAAGTAGACGGATTTGTTCCCAAAGATACTGATTCATTATATATCAATCCTGAAGAATGTATTGATTGTGGAGCTTGTGAACCCGAATGTCCAGTAGAAGCAATATTTGAAGAAGAGGAAGTGCCTGGCGAATGGAATCACTATATCAAAAAGAATTATGACTTCTTTGGTTTGGAGATGAACTAATGCCTTTAACACCCGAAGAATTAAAAAAAAGTGAATTCTATCAAAAGTTAAAAGAACAAGATAGAACACAATACTTAAGTGAACTTGAACACCAAAGAATATTAAGTGATACGGTCGTCATTACTGAGGATGGTAATAAAATACCATCTCCTAATCCTGAACCACTCAGAAATGAAGCTGGATTTTTTATAGCAGTCGAAGACCCGTTTGAAGAAAATGTCAATCTAAAAGACCAAGACCAGCTCATTACATTAGAACAAAAAACAACAACATATGTATACGACCCTTATTGGAATCAAATCCTTGATAGAGAATTCAAAGAATTATGAGAGTACAAACTGATTTAACCCAACAAGATTATCAAGAGCTCAAAAAAGAATCAAAAGAGTTATTAGGTTTATCTGGCCATTTGTATCCACCATTTGGTGGAATCGAAGATTATGTGGAATACCACATATTTGATATGAATGACAATTTCAAGGAACGGGCAAAATCAGTCAATTATACACAAGATGATGATAAAATAATTTTGAATATAGGTCAAGATTTAAGAGACTTGGGTTATAACAAAGGAAATTATAAGGTCAAATATTATTTCGTTAGACCTAAGGCTGGAAGTGGTGATGAAGTGGTATTGACAAAAACTGTGGATGGTGAAGTAGGACTGATTCATAGTGGTAATCCAACAATCACTGGTGAACCTATGGGTGAATTCTATCTTGATGATGATGGAAACGCATTCAAAGGTGTGGCACCACCCACAGATGGTCAAGACCCAACTCCATTGGATATTAAAGAGTGGAAATATAAAATTGACCAAATATCAGGTGACAGAACAGAGGTTAGAATTGTACCACAGATTATCAACAATAAAAAGTACAGAGATGAATTTAGATTATTATCTCAAGATGTGGAACAATATCGTTCAGTAAAATCAGCACCCTTAACACAACAACAAGTCAATACTGCCATCGAACAGGCGATGATGAATGGGATTGACCCACAAGATGCCTTACAAGAATTAGAAGAAAACAATACAGGTGGTGAAATTAGTTTTACAGGTCCTGATAGTACAAGAATAGAATTCAATCAAAGAGTGGCATCAGATTCAGGTTTCCAACAAATAATGAAAGATGGAAAGATTGTGATTAAAGATGCTTATGTTATTGATTATCGTATAGAACCTGATATAAATCTCAACAACAATTATATTCAAGAAGGCCCTATACCACCAGCTTATATTGAAGCTTATGATTTGAAAGACGAAGGATTTCCAATGTCTGTAAGATATGTGGTTAAAGATGAGGCAACTCAACTAACATTGTATGGACATGATTTTGATGGATATCAACCCATA